TTGCCACAAGATTACCGTTCCACAAATGATAACTGTTGCTGGAGCGTATGGACAACGGGGGGCAGGGGTCAGAAAGCTATGTATTGTGATAGGCATGAGTCAAAAATCCGACCCCATTCAACTTCGATGGGCGCAAGGCGAAGTTTTTTCATGTGAAAAGCGATTCCGAGTATTAGTAGCGGGTCGCCGTTTCGGTAAATCGTACCTGTCTTGCGTTGAGTTGTTGCGTGGAGCGATCAATCGACCTGGGGAGACATTTTTTTATTGTGCGCCAACGTATCGAATGGCAAAAGATATTGCTTGGCGGGCATTGAAGAAGCTTGTACCGAAGGTATGGATCAAGAGTAAGAACGAAACGGATCTACGGATCGAGCTAATCAACGGTTCAATGATCGAATTAAAGGGAACCGAGAACGCAATGGCGTTGAGGGGTCGAAGTTTAAGCGGAGTGGTGTTGGACGAGGCTGCATTTATGGATGCAGAGGTGTGGTTTGAGGTAATACGACCAGCTTTAGCGGATAAAGAGGGCTGGGCGTTATTTATTTCAACGCCTGATGGCACGGCGAGCTGGTTTTATGACTTGTGGTGTTATGTGGCGGAAGATCCCACAGAATTATGGCAACGATGGAGTTATACAACAATTGACGGGGGGAATGTTAGTGCGAAGGAGGTTGAGGCTGCCCGAGCGCAACTTGACAATCGAACATTCCGGCAAGAATTTGAGGCAAGCTTCGAGAATTTAACGGGATTAGTCGCGGTCAGTTTTTCGGACGAGAACATATCAACAGAAGCGCGAGACATCGCGATTCAGCCGTTGTTATTGGGGGTTGATTTTAACGTTGATCCAATGAGTGGAATCGTGGCGGTAAAGGATGGCCACACGCTTTATGTATTTGACGAGATCATGTTGACGGGTGGAGCGACCACATGGGATTTTGCGGAGGAGGTCACACGTCGATACGGCGTGGAGCGAAGGATTATTGCGTGTCCAGACCCTACGGGCGGGGCCAGGAAGACTCAGGGGGTAGGGGTTACGGACCATGCAATTTTGCGGCGAAGTGGATTTACGGTGCAATCACCCAAAGCGCCATGGAAGATCCGAGATAAAATTACTTCAGTTAATACAGCATTAATGGATGCGACGGGGGAGCGTCGTACAGTGATCCACCCACGATGCAAACACTTGATCAAATCATTGCGAACATTGACCTACTCTCCTGGGACAGGGTTGCCGAACAAAAATTTAGGCGTGGACCATGCTTTTGACGCTTTCGGGTATTTAGTTTTACAACAGTTTAATTTAGCAAAACCAGAGACTATGGGTACGACCTCTTACCGGCTGTATTGAAATGAAGCGGCTAAGAAGAGTGCCGTGCCCTGCTTGCGGATCAGAGGAGACAAAAGTGGTCAGCACGTACACGACTCAAGATGACGACATGGTGCGATTTCGCAGTTGTGATGACTGCGGCAAGAAGTTCAGGACGCTCCAACCGCCGGAGGACATCCTGTGCAGCACGCTAGTAGTTAAATACTACCCGCGAAACACTGAGAAGCATAAGAAGAAGATGATTATCCTTGAGTGCGATCCGAGATTGGCCTAGAATGCGGCAAGTCGATCCCGGCTGCGGGTCTCCTGAGGTAATTGATGGCTAGTCCTAAATCTAAAAAATCTTCAGCGATGAAGCGTTGCGAAGGTTACATGAAGGCCGTTCAAGGCGGTAAAAAGAAAACTACTACTAAGAAGAAAAAATGACACCTAAAAAAAAGAGTGGGCTTTACGCAAACATTGCGGCAAAGCGTAAACGCATAAAAGCCGGTTCTGGTGAAAAAATGCGCGAGCCAGGCGCTAAAGGCGCTCCAACCGCAAAAGCTTTCAAGAAATCCGCCAAAACTGCAAAAAAATCGAGCCGCAAAGCGGCAGGCAGTAAGAAGTGATTGAAACCTTAGCCGTAGCTTGCTGCGGTTAAGCAGTTAGACTGTCGGGTATAGATCCTTCCTATGTCTACCAATGGCTATTATTAGAGGAGAAGAGGGCGCTGTTCAGTTTGACGCTGCTGGAACCACCAACGCAACCATCGTTGGCACCCGTAGCTGGACACTGAGTATCTCAAAAGAAACACTTGATACCAGCAAGCACGGCGATAGCTTTCGCACCAACGTCGGAAGCATGATTTCTGGTTCTGGCACGGTAGAACTTGTTTACGATCCTGATGCAACCGGTCAAGCTGGTTTCATTGAGGACATCGTGACAACTGCTGATCCAGCTGATGCAACGTTTGAGTTGTTTACTACTGGCACAAGCACTGGCACTGATTCAGTGAGTTTTGCTGGAATTATTACCAGCATGGACATTGGATCTACAGCTGGTGATCTTGTAGTTGCAACCTGTAACTTCATCACCAGCGGAGCAATCACCAGCAACCTTGAATAAAGATTGATCTGATGGTTGAATATCGCGGCGAACGCTTCGCTGGCTACAGCAAACCTAAACGCACTCCGAGCCACCCAACAAAATCCCATGCCGTTTTGGTAAAGGAAGGGGAAACGGTTCGACTGATCCGATTCGGACAACAGGGAGTCAGTGGCTCACCAAAACGTGAAGGGGAGTCTGTAGCAGCAAAGCGTCGTCGTGCATCGTTTAAGGCTCGCCACGCAGCCAACATAAAGCGTGGCAAGCTTTCCCCTGCTTACTGGGCCAATCGCGTGAAATGGTGACATGACTTATTCCGTTCCTGGCTCGGTACGCACTCATCTTGTCAGCTCTTCTTATCTTGGAAGCGTTGATAGTCCATTTGTTCGCACCAAAGCGGTGATCGATCAAATGAAGGCATGGGAAATAATGAAAGCGGTGACAAGTGGCACTCAATACTTACGAGAAAACAGCGAAACTTTCCTACCGCTTGAGCCCCGAGAAGATTATTCAGCTTATTTGGCGCGTGTCAATAGAGCTGTATTTTCGCCGTACACACAACGTCTAATCAGAGCAGCTGCTGGCTTGATTTTGCGTAAACCAATTAGTGTTGAAGGAGATCCTTATTGGACTGAAGTTTTCAACAAAGATGTTGACGGTTGCGGGTCTGATATTGATGAGTATGCACGAAGATTAGCGACATGTGCTTTGACCTACGGTCATTCTCATACTTTAGTTGATTTTCCTGCACCTGCCGATGCTAGAAATCTTGCAGAAGAGCGTGCGCAAAACCGCCGTCCATATTGGATTGAAGTAGACCCAACCAATATTTATGGATGGCGTTTAGACAGAGAGTCAAATTACGGAAAATTGACTCAAATTCGCATTGGCGAAAAAGCAGTTGTTGCTGACGGAGAGTTTGGAGAAAAGGTTTACGATCAAATTCGCGTTATTGAGCCAGGTCGTTACCGTATCTATCGCCAAGAACAACAAAAGCAAGAGATGCAGGGGGCTTTCCCATATCCCAACTCTTTTAGCCAATCAGATGCCAATGTAAGCTTTGAGCTGGTGGAGCAAGGGCCTTACAGCCTTGAAGATATTCCTATTATAACTATTTACGCCAACAAAGCTGAAACAATGGTTAGTCGTCCACCGTTGTTAGACATTGCTTATCTGAATCTTGCTCACTTTCAGCGTCAAGCTGATCTGATCCATAGTTTGCACATCGCAAGCCAACCCATGTTGGTTTTAGAGGGATGGGATGATCAAACAAAAGACATGGCTATCAGCGTTAATTACGCAATGGCGACACAGCCTGGCAATAAAGTTTATTATGTTGAGCCTGCGTCTAGTGCTTTTGAAGCCCAGTCGGCAGAGATACAGGAGCTACAGCAGCAGATGGGGATGCTTGGCCTTAGCACTCTTGGCGGTCAGAAGTTCGTAGCAGAATCAGCTGATGCAAGACGTTTGGATCGCATTGAAACAAACTCAATGTTGGCAATAATTTCAATGGATATTGAATCCGGTCTTCAAAAGGCTTATGACATAGCAGCAAAATATTTAGGCATTGAGCCTCCTAAAATCAAGCTGAGTCGTGATTTTGATCTTCAGAGGCTAATTGGTCAAGACATTACCGCCATGGGTCAGCTGTTGGAAAACGAGATTATTGATCGCGACGAGTTCCGAGACATGCTGGTTCAGGGCGAAATTTTACCCAAAGCGGCAGCGTCGAGTGATAGAGCTAAAGTAGAGGAGCCGCAACTTTAACAATCATGGCTGGACTTCGTTTTGAGGAAATCAACCCTCCCAAGAAACAAGAGCCTGTAGCTCCTTCTTCCAAGAAAACTACTAAAAAACCAAAGTCTAGTAAAGTAGAAGAGTCTACTAATTCTTGATAATGGAAGAACAAGTCATCCAGGGGACGCCCGTGGCGTCTTCTGAACAGCCCGTGGCTGAGACTGAAAACACTGTCAATATTGATGCGTCTGCTTATCAGCATCAAATTCAAGCTGAAAAAGCTCGTGCTGAAGAAGCCGAGGGCAAATTTCAGCGTGTCAAGGAAAAAATGAATGCTCTTGATGAAAAGATGCGTTTAGAGCGTCAGCAGAAGCTTGAAGACCAAGGGCAATGGAAAGATCTTTGGGAGGAAGCTAATCAATCTGGCCAAGAAAAGGAGCAGCGAATTGCAGATTTGGAGCGTCAGTTAGTTGATCTTCGGACATCTAATGAAACTGCTGCAATGCAGACATCTGCTTTGGCTGCTATTAGCCAAGCCGGAGCGGTAAATGCTGAACAGCTTCTTCGTTTAATGCAAGGCAGTTTGAAGAAATCAGAATCTGGCAAAGTTGTTGTGCTGGATAGTGGCATCGAGCAAGACATCAATGTCTATCTTGCGAAGCTGAAGAATCCTGGTTCAGGCTGGGAGCATCAGTTCAAACCAAGCAGCTCTGCTGGCATGGGAGCAAAGCCTAATTTGAATACTGCTAATTCTGCCGGGATAGCTAATCCTTACTTAGACGCGACATCAAACCTGACTCAACGTATGATATTGGAACGTACCGATCCTGATCTTGCAGCCGTGCTCAAGAGAGAGGCAGGTAAGTAGTCCCCGTGGGACACCAATCCAAGTCCGTGACTTGATCCCCGCAAACTTTATCCCTAGATAGGAAATGGCTGCTCCATTTCAGAATTATTCCGGCGGTGTCCTACTTGCGGACATCGTAAAAAGGAATAATCTCAGCACCTATGTGTCTGAGGCTATTAAAGAGCGCAGCTTGTTTATCAAGTCTGGCGCTGTTGTTCGTAACGCTCTGCTTGATTCTCGGGCAGGTGGTACGCGCATTCAGGTTCCCGAGTTCAATCCTGTATCTCCAACTGAGGAGATCATGGACGGTACAGCTAC